TAATCAAGCCCTTTTAGTAGTAGAAAATGCTTCTATTGGTTGGGCGGCTATTGATTCTGTATTAGAAAGAGGATATAGAAATCTCTATTATTCACCTAAGAGTGATAATTTAACAGTTGATTCGTATTTTAATAAGTATGAAAGTAGTGATAATGTTACACCTGGCTTTACTATGTCTTTAAGAACACGACCTTTAGTTGTGAATAAATTTAGAGAATATGTTGGAGACAAATCAGTAACTATTAGATCTAAAAGATTGTTAGAAGAAATGAAAGTATTTGTTTGGAAAAATGGTAGACCAGAAGCACAATCTGGTTATAATGATGATTTGGTTATGCCGTTTGGTGTGGCTATGTATTTAAGAGATACATCATTAAAATTCCAACAGCAATCTCATGATTTAACTAGAGCAACATTAAGTCATTTTTCTAAAGGCACTTCAACATTTACAGGAGTTTACAATCCAAATAATGTCCCTAATCCTTATGCTATTGAAACTGGCAACGGAACAGAAGATATTAAATGGCTTTTATAATATTTATAATATATTTTTATGGCAGATACTAGTTTATTTACACGTTTACAACGATTATTCTCTACTGATGTTATCATCAGAAACCAAGGGGGAGGAGAATTAAAAGTTTTAGATGTAGACAGCATACAGAGATCAGGTGATGTAGCTACAAATTCATTAATGGATAGATTCAATAGAATTTATTCACCAGCGGCTTCATCATTATATGGTCAGCAAGTTAACATTAACTACCAATATCTAAGAACATTTATATACTCAGACTATGATATTATGGATAATGATGCTATTATTGCCTCTGCTCTTGATATTATATCAGAAGAAGCTACCCTAAGAAATGAAATGGGTGAGGTAATTCAAATTAGATCTAATGATGAAGATATTCAACAAGTACTTTATAATTTATTTTATGATGTATTAAACATTGAATTTAATTTATGGTCTTGGATTCGTCAAATGTGTAAGTATGGTGATTTTTTCTTAAAATTAGAAATTGCTGAAAAATATGGTGTTTATAATGTAATTCCATTTACTGCTTATCATATTGAAAGACAAGAAAATTATGATAAAGAAAGACCAAATGCTGTAAGATTTAAATATTCCCCAGAAGGTGTTTATGGTGGTGGTTCTGGTTATTATCCAACACCACAAATGACAGCTGCTAAAGATTCTCAATTTGTTTATTTTGACAATTATGAAATGGCTCACTTTCGTTTAATGACAGATGTTAACTATTTACCTTATGGTAGAAGTTATCTTGAACCTGCTCGTAGAATTTATAAACAGTATGCTTTAATGGAAGATGCTATGTTGATTCATAGGATTTCTCGCTCACCTGATCGTCGTATATTTTATATTAATGTAGGTTCTATTCCACCTAATGAAGTAGATAATTTTATGCAGAAAACTATTTCTACAATGAAGCGTACTCCATTACAAGATAGACAAACAGGTGAATATAACTTAAAATATAACCAACAAAATTTATTAGAAGATTTTTATATTCCAATTAGAGGTAATGATACATCAACTAAAATTGAAACAGCACCTGGTTTAGCTTATACTGGTATTGATGATGTAACTTATTTACGTGATAAATTATTTGCAGCTTTAAAAGTACCTAAAGCATTTATGGGTTATGATGAAAATCTTTCAGGTAAAGCAACATTAGCTGCTGAAGATATTAGATTTGCTCGCACAATTGATCGTATTCAACGTATTATTTTATCTGAATTATATAAAATTGCTTTAGTACATTTATATACACAAGGTTATACAGCAGATAATTTAGCTAACTTTGAATTATCATTAACTACTCCTTCTATCATTTATGATCAAGAACGTATTGCATTAATGAAAGAAAAAATGGAATTAGCATCTCAAATGTTAGAAACTAAATTAATATCCTCAGATTGGATTTATGAAAACATATTCCACTTCAGCCAAGATCAATATGAGGAAATGAGAGACTTAGTAGCTCAAGACCAAAAACGTACTTTTAGATTTAATCAAATAGGTGCAGAAGGTAATGATCCTTTAGAAACAGGTCAATCATATGGTACACCACATGATTTGGCTTCATTATATGGTAAAGGAAGATATGAAGCTACACAGTTACCTGATGGATATGATGAAAAAGCACCTTTAGGTAGACCTAAAGAAAAAGTATCTAACATTAATACACAAGATAATGCATTAGGTCGTGACAGATTAGGTAGACAAGACAATAAAGTAGATGATCAAGAAGGATATGGTAGACCTAAAAAAGATGTTTCTCCATTAGCTTTAGAAATTAAAGCAAGAAACAGAACCTTATTAGAATCTTTAGATAAAAAAATAGTGTTTAATAAAACTAATAGTGAAAGTTCATTATTAGATGAGTCTAACTTAAAAGAATAAAAATCTTTATATATTTATAACAAAACTAAGAATGAATATTAAACATTCTAAATATAAGAATACGGGACTTTTATTTGAACTTCTTGTACGACAAATCACAGCTGATACGTTGTCTGGGAAAGATTCAAAGGCAACAGGTATTCTAAAAAAATACTTTGTGAAAACAGAATTAGGTAGAGAATATAAACTTTATGAATCTTTATCTAAATACAAATATATAACTGAAGGTAAAGCTGAAACTGTAATTAATGCTTTAATTGAATCTTCAAAAGATTTAAATAGAGGAGCCTTAAAAAGACAAAAATATAATCTAATTAATGAGATTCAAAAGTATTATAACTTAGAAGAGTTTTTTAAAACTAAACTACCTAATTATAAAGCTTATGCTTCATTATATACATTAGTGGAGATATATAACAGTGAATTTTTATCAACACCTGACCAAATTATATCTAATAAAATATCTTTATTAGAACATTTGTCTTCTAAACCTGTTGAAAAACAAAAAGTAGAAGATGATTTAATGGCTGAGTTTCAATCATATGATAAAGACCTTAGAATTTTAACATATCGAGTTATGTTAGAAAAATTTAATGGTAAATATGCTGATTTGAATGATAATCAAAAAACAGTATTAAAAGAATTTATCAATTCCGTTGATTCAACTCCAAAATTAAGAGAGTTTTATAATACTAAGATTGGGGAAATTAGATCACAATTAACTGAGTTAACAATTAAAGTAACTAGTAAAGCAACAAAAATTAAATTACAAGAAATAAAAAATATTATCACCCCTTTAGATAAAGTATCTAGAATAGGTAATGATGATTTGGTTAACCTTTTACAATATTATGAATTATTAGAGGAATTAACTGAAATTCATGGGTAATTTTAAATATAAAATAAAAGAGGCAAGTGAAGTCCTTAAAGCTTCAGAAGTAGATCCTGCGTTAATTCAACGTATTGAAAAAACTTATGGACCTATGGATATGGAAAATGACTTTTTTTCTGCTAATTTAAAAACTTATTTTAAAACATCATCAGTTAATCCTGAATCTGGTTCTGTAGGACATAGAATTATTAAATTAGCTAGTTTTACAGATGTGTTAGAAAAATTATATTTATCAATAAATGCCTTATCTGATTTAGTTGCATCACCAGGTGGAAAAGATGATGCTATAGTTATTAAAATATATGATGATTTAAAAACAGTATTTAATCGTTTTAGAACTCATTTACGCAAATATTATCCTGATCAATATGCAGCCATTAAAGATAAATTAGATGAAATATCATCTGTAGGTGGTGGAGCAGGACAAGCTGGATTTACATCAGGAACAGAAGGTGAAAATTATGCCACTAAATATGCTTTTAGAAAAAAAGTAAAAGAAGGTCCTGGAGCAACATTTGGTCCTGGTCCAAAAGCAGGTCCAGAAGGAGTTACTAATAACACTTATGTAAAAAATTTTAAATATACTTTAGTTAATAAAAAAGCTTTAAATAAAGCTGCTAAAGGTATTGAAGTAAAACAATTATGGGAAGCTGATTTTGATGTTAATCAATTAATTAAAGATCAAAATATTACAAATCCTGCTATGGTTGATTGGATTTCAAAAAGAGTTGAAGCATTTGATACTTTAGAAAGACAATTAAACCAATTAATACCTATGTTACAACAAGCTAAAAAAGAAACTATTAGAAAATATAGTCAAGATCCAAGTTTTGCTGTTATTTATGGTACAGATTTAGCACAAGAATATTTACAAGACATTATACAACTTTTTAAACAACCCGAATAACATGGCAAGTATACCCGCAAACGCAACCACAATTCCTTTAATCCAAGGTCAATCTTTAACCGGCTCATTTGCTGGTTTTGTTGTATGTCCTAATACATCT